TCAAGAAGTGAATTTATTTTATCAGAATCTTTTGCGCCTTCGCATCTTGAATAAACGCGGTTAAGAATTTTCTTGTAAAGTAATTCAACTTTTATTTGACAAAAAACTTTTTTGTCAATTTCCATGTTAAACGGTGACTTTAGCACTGTTTCGGTTGATTCAGAATTCGCTCTAAAAAGCCCACCGAAAAATTCTTTTGCTGACATAATAATTTTATTTTATTGAACAATTCCCAAATATTCCATGAGTCCGGCCGCCGAATCTGGCGCGTCATCATAGCGAACACGATATTCATAATCTTTTGTTTGCTGCATGAAAATTTGATTCGCTTGTAAAATTTCAGAATCAAAATTGCCTTCAACTTCATGTAGTAAAATATGCTCTGAAAAAAAAGCGGCATTAATAATTCTGCGGTGTTTATTTTCTGTCGAATTCTTGCCGACACACGCCGCGCCTAGTTGCCGCATTCTAATAACTGGTTCGTCACCAAGATTATTTGTTTCAAAGCAAACGGATTTTACGCCGAAAAATTCAAACAACAACTTAAATTCGTCAAGGCAATCGTACCACGCTTTTTTAAACGCAAAGCCGCTAATTACAAGGTTTTTAAAGTGCATTCCGCCAATCGCAAGCGCTGTGTAATCTCCGCCCTTGTGGCTTGGGTCAATAAATGCAACTGTGTTTTGTGCTGCATAATTGCATTTTTTTAAATTTCCAAATGGTAAACTTGCATCATCTAAAATTTGCAAATGATAAGAGGCTGCTATACTTGCCTCTGAAACTCCAGCCGCTCTTTGCGCGATTAAATCAGCATCAAGCGAAGGAATGTCGCCATGCTTTACTTCAAGTGTCGGTATAAGATAGCGCAATTTTTGAAATAAATCTAGCTTGTGAACTGGCTGACCTATCAAAACCACGTTTGCCGTAAGTTTTAGGGCCTCTTCATAAAGTTTTTGCACGCGCTTACGTTCGGCCTCGCCCGTGTCGTCTGGCGTGATGACGTCTTCCATTAAAATCATTTTAGGGTGGCGGCCACGCAAACCCTTTGAGCGGACAGAAAGTGCGGTAAGTGTCGGTTCTTTTCCCTTTGATTCCTCTGTATATATTTTTCTTTTTGAACGACCTTTTAATTTGACGCCAACATTTTCAAGTACAGAGTGTATTTCTTCGACAATTTCCTTTCCTCTGTCAGATTCTTTTGTGATTAATAAAATTGTAATTGTTAGGTCTTTATATAATTTATACTTGATCATTGATAATTCTTTAGCTCTAACATGATTTATCCTATATACCTAGCTTTTATTAACTTCGATTACTTTATTACTTATCTGAGTCTCTTATTGTACTTTGTTATTAGTTACATCCAAACATCCTTTGTTAACGGTTTTTCGTTTTTTCATTACATATTTTTCATTTTATTTGATTGTTTTTATTATTTAATAACCTTTACCGCATAATTATAAATACCTGAAACCATAGCTTGTACGCCCGTTGCGCCTGTTGGGTATTTTTCAACAACCGCCCCGATTTCATTTAACTTATCAACCCAATCAGATAATTCACGAATAGATTCTTCCCCTCTGCCTAAAACAGCAATACAGTTATGTTTGTGGTACGCATTTGGCGGGGCTATATCATAAAACCTTTCGTCATAAAATCCTTGAATATACTCATTGGTTGTATCATTCGTTGGATTATAGTCAACATAATTATGACCATTTGTTAACCCGACACATTCCCTGCCAAACCCGCACTCACCTTCTTCCTCAAAAATTAATTTGAACTTGTTTGCAAAAGATTGAATGCTTTGTTTGCAATCTTCAAGTGTTTTTACTGCTTTCATGTTAATTTTATTTTGATTGTTTTGTTTTAAACTTCTGAAATGCCCGATAATCTCCACGGTAGGGATATAAGCCAATAAGTTACCCCGTTAAATGGAATTTCAAAAAAAGCCTTATCCGCATCCCCCGTAAAAATCCATACTATCGGAGATACCGTAAATGTGAGAAACGCAAATAAAAACATAGCCAATATCCCTGTTGGTAAAAACAGGATAAATAAAATAATAAATAATATTCTTCTTAACATATAATTTATTTTTTACGATTATACAAAGCCTTCCCAACCTGTTCCCAAGAAAAACCTGTAATAGCAGTTATGTTATGGGGTAGCATCCCTGCACAAAATAACGATATTATTTGGTGTCTATGGTACTTTGACAATACTTTTTTTTGACGGGTTTGTTTGTAGTAGTACATATTATTTCAGAAACTTTTTAAATCCCGGAAGTGGTTTTATTTGTGGGGACGGGGGTTCGCTTTCGTGACTTGTAAGATGCCATTTATTACACTCAGGACAATGGTAAATCCTACACTCCTTCCTGTACTTGTGTTTTTTTCTATGGCTTTGGGCTTGCTTTAAAGCCCCCTCTGCTTCCCTTTTGGTTAGCTGTCTTTTCTCACACTTTGCCATAATTAAAACGGTTCATTCTTTTCAATATACTCCCGGACGCTATTTGGGAAGTGACGGCGTTCATCCGGGGCTAAGTCGGGGTACATCATAATCAGCCTATCCATTACTGTGTCCCAAAACCCCAATTTCTCTTTTTCTTCCCAAGTCATTTTATCAAACATTGTGTGGTGGTCGGGGCAGAGTTCCACCCAATTTAACGGATGCGTTTTAACGGAAGGACACATGGTATCTCTCTTTTCTAAGATATGGCATATACTGAATATAGCCCCACTATAAACATGGGTTTCCGTCTTGCAGCCACACCACATACAATGTCCAGTCATAAACTTCATCCTTCCCCGGAACCAACGCTGTAAATCAGTTTCCCCCGTTACTACGTCCTTAGCTTCCTTTAATTCCTTTTTTTTCTTTTCACTTATGGGGGCTATTCGCTTCTTGGGCTTTGGGCCGGATTCCTTTGGCAGCAATCCTAATTTGATTTTTTGCATACGTTGGAAGTAGCTAAGTTGGTCTGACATGGGTTATGGTTTAAATAATGATTGATGCATAGTTTGTTCCCGGAAACGCTTCACCCCCGCTTCGTAATAATCTTTATCAAGTTCGCACAAAGTCAGGTCAAATCCCATCTGATGACAGGCGATTGCGCTGCTCATGCTCCCTCCGTGGGTGTCGAGTATCTTATCCCCTTCTTTGGCGTAGTTCTTCAATAACCAACGGTATAGCTTAACGGGCTTTTGGTTTGGATGTATGCGATTTGTGTCCTGCGGCCTGTGTTCAAAGTATTTTGAAGTAGTACCAATGCCTTCTGAAATACTTGCTATTTCACACATTGACATAGTAAAATCCTCTGAAATTGTTATTTTCCTCCACACCACAAACCCTTTGTATGGATCTGCTTCAAAATTATTAGCACCCCAAATAATTCTATTTTTAGTAACTCTTTTTAGTTCATCAAAATAATCTTTCTGCGGTCTGCCTTTAATAGATTCCATACTCCCGTTTCTTCTCATGTCTTTAGTTGGTTGATTTTCGTCTCTATAAGGAGGATCAACTATGCTTAAATCGTAAAACTTATCAGGAACACCCGCCATGTACTCCATGCAGTCACAATTTAAAAGTTCTATTTTGGGGGATTCAGAAACAATCATATTAAAATTATTTTACATCAAAAAGGAAGTCCGTCACTTGGTTCGCCATCACTTACATCATTCTGCACCTGTCCCACGGGTTGTTGTTGTCCCTCTTTATTTCCCCCTAATAGAGTAAGGTTAGATACCCTGAATGTCATCCCTACCCCTTGTGTCCCATCTTGTCTTTGGAATTGCTTTACGTCTATCTGTCCCTCTAAAAGAACCTTAGTTCCTTTCTTAAGGTATTGGGCTATGGAAGTATTATCCCTCCATAATGCACAATCAAACCACCTTGTTTTCTCATGTTGGGTTCCTTGTGCGTCTTTGTACTTTTCAGTTTGGGCTACGCTGAAATTACAAACTGATTTTCCGTTGACCGTATTTACCACACAGTCCTTCCCAATGTTTCCTAATAGAATTGTTTTATACATACTTTATAGTTTTTAATATTTATTTTCAACTGCTTCAATAAACTGTTTACAGGTTCTTGAAAACTCTGCTTTTAATTCTTTCTCATAATCATGCGCCCAACAATACTTTACATACCCATTAACTTTGTCAGTTATTATTACGGTGGCTACCGATTGTGGCTCAAACGGGTTGTCTGACATGGTTTATGGTTTAAATAGTGATTGCTGCATAGTTTGTTCCCGGAATCGTTTCACCCCCGCTTCGTAATAATCTTTATCCAGTTCGCACAAAGTCAGGTCAAAGCCCATCTGATGACAGGCGATTGCGCTGCTCATGCTCCCGCCGTGGGTGTCGAGTATCTTGTCTCCTTCTTTGGCGTAGTTTTTAAGTAGCCAACGATATAGCTTAACGGGCTTTTGGGTGGGGTGGATACGGTCTGCAGATTTTGGGTCTTTGGTGAACTTCTTACATACGCTATCAAAAGAAGTCCATGCCATTTCAAACTGTGCAAAACTTACATCTTCGCTAAACATTTTATCCCATAAAATCCAACAGCTTGAATCTTTTGGCATCTTACTAATAAAGTGATTTGCGCCCCATACTATCTGATTTTTACTAACACGGAATAACTCGTTAAAATATTCTACATCAGGCGAAATATTATCCCAATAGGCTTTTTTATAATCGCTTGCCGCATCTCCTTTCCTTCTTCCCATGTTATGATTAACCCCTATTCCATAAGGGGGGTCAATAATAGCAAGATCGAAGAACTTGTCAGGAACACCCGCCATGTACTCCATGCAGTCACAATTTAAAAGTTCTATTTTTGGGGATTCAGAAACAATCATATTAAAATTATTTTACATCAGAATGGAAGATCATCAATAGGTTCACTAATACTTACGTCATTCTGCACTTGTCCCGAAGATTGTTGTTGTCCCTCTTTATTTCCCCCTAATAGAGTAAGATTAGATACCCTTAATGTCATTCCTACCCCTTGTGTCCCATCTTGTCTTTGGAATTGCTTTACGTCTATCTGTCCCTCTAAAAGAACCTTTGTTCCTTTTTTAAGGTATTGGGCTATGGAGGTATTGTCCCTCCATAATGCACAATCAAACCACCTTGACTTTTCTTGTTTATTCCCTTGTGCGTCCCGCCATACCTCTGTATGACACGTTAACAATTTCCTAACGGACTTACCGTTTACCGTGTTAACAACACAATCTTTACCCAAGTGTCCTAATAGAATTGTTTTATACATTGTTTGTTTGTTTAGTTAAGTCTATATGTTTTTGTACTACCGGATTCACCAAATACTCCCACCCAAATTTCCTCCTTCTCCAAACTTGAACGTATGGGGGTTCCCCTAATTCTTCGGCAGTGTCCCAAATCAACTTTTCGCTTTGTGGTAACGGGGGGACTGGTTTACCATTAACAGTCCAATACTTTTCATAAAATTCAGTCATTTTCATCACTTGTCAATTTTAAGATTAAGCCTTCTTACCATATCCCCAAACCCTTCCCATTCATTCCAAAAGTAGGTAGCTTCTACGTTTAAAAGAAATATTTGGGGGACTTTTTCTTCTGGGACTTCCCCTTCCAAACCAGTCCTTAAATTCTTCCAACGTATCCCTTCAAGGTATTGGTACATATCATTGTTTTGGACGTTCCTGCAAACTATCCCGGGTTCTGCTTTAAAATCCGATTTCTGTTCCATTGTCATCTTTGTATGGTTTCCATGTGCTATAAACGGGTGGGGTTTCAGCCAACAACGGTTTTTGAACGTAATCGGTTTCAATCCTCTTTAACTGCTTTGCCGCAAACAGTGGGTCGCAAGCCGTTTCTCCGGACATTGGGTCAACAAATCTTTTCTGTTTCCAATCAAGATATAACTCAAAGCTACCCAACTGCCCCCCTGTTCTTTTCCTTTTCAACTTCAACAAGTGAACTTCTACCTCTTTACTGTTAGGGTCTTCGTGAAACCGGGGACGGTGATAGGACAAAACCTGATCGCATTTGTTGGCCCACATGGCCCCGCCCGCTATATCATATACCTTACATAATGGCAACTGTTTGCCGTCCTGATATGAAGGATTTTTGGGGTGGGTTACAATGTTGTAGCAAACATGGTTCACGAGGGCAAACCTTTTAATATCTTTCAGGGTAAGGCTTAAATATTGATCGTCCCTTTGGTAGTCTTTTTGGTTCTTATCCAACTGATTAAACGGGTCAATCATTACGCCGTCAACCCCTTTCTTCAAAATCAAGTATTTAAACTTTTCGTGAATTGAAGTAATATCATGTTCATTTTCGGGGTAAACGTAAAAAATGTGGTCATTAATAAACCGGCAAGCCTCCGTATATTCATGTTCGTTCATGTTCTGTAACCACTTTCCAACATACATTTCAACCAAATCGTCATAAAAATCGTGAGCCGGATAGTTTTCGGGGCAAAAAATAGCCCACTTCCACCCGTCCCAAATAGACTTAGTAAGCATTGCTTGTAACGCAAAAAGTGTTTTTCCCCAATTCGCATACCCAATAAACAGGTTTATATCCCCCTTCTTCCATCTAAAATATTCATCCATTTTGGTAAAACGGGTTGTAGGGGCTAACTGAACACCTGCCTTAAAATTAGATAACATTTGGTCAAAAATGTCGTCAACCGAATAAATCCCATCCACCGGAATTGCGCCTGACTGCAATACAAGCGATTTTACGGCATCTTTACCAAACACAAGTAAAACCTCATTCAAATCCTTACAGGCCATTTTTGGCACGTTTCCTTGCGTCTCATGCGATTTTAGGATATTCCAATCAACAACCCTGCACTTTTCAGCCCCAAGCCTTCGTATTAATTCGTTTTTTAATGCGATTCCGGGTTCATCGTTGTCGGTTGCTATCACAAATTCGTCAATCCCTAAAAGCCAGTCCGAACAGTTGTCCAAATATTCCAACTGCTGACTTCCTTTGCTTGCCCCGTTTGGGACGGATAAAACAGCCCACCGGCCAAGTTCGTGTTCAACAACCTCCCCGTCAGCATTTGGTTCCGGTTCGTAATCCTGACCAAACCCCGATTCGTATGCGGCCATGCAGTCAAATTCACCTTCGGTAATGATTGCGCAATGCCTTCCGGGTAAGGTGTGCATCCCAAACAAAATCAATTCAGCATCCTTCACTAACCGGAAATTCTTTCTGCCGTCCCGGTACTTAGCGTTTACAACTTCCCCTTCCCGCAGATACGGGAAAACCATACAACTCTCATTTTTTTGGGTTTGCGGCATCCATTCTGATTTGCCGTGAATAAAAAACTTTTCAAGTGTTGGTTTTGACAACCCACGGCCTTCGCAGTATTTCACAATTCTATCGTTAAGTTCAGCCGACTTTAGCATATTTGAGTCAGGCTTTGAAAACTCTTTCCGGCTATCTTTCCGGGTAAAAGACTTTACATTCCCCTTCCAACCGCAGTGGTGGCAGTTGTATGTCCCTTCGGTTATATTCACCGATAAGCAAGGGTCTTTTTTATTTCTCCGGCTTTCTGAACATTTTGGACAAGGGACTTTCTCTTGTCCTGACCTCCTTCGTGGCCTTATGCCTAAATCGTAAAGTTTGTCGTAGTGCATTAGTGGGTTTTTATAATTTGGTTGGGCTTTAATTTCCCGCTTAAAACAAGTTCGTACTGTTCGTCTGTAAGTTCCTGTTCGCTATTGTCCCCAAAAACTACAATCCGCTGTCCGGGTTTAAACCACGCCCCCCTTTCCTTTCTTCCCCCCAAACCCCCTTTCATACTATTCCCCTGTATTTCCTTATCCTTATCCTTGTCTTTATCCTTAACCCCATCCTTGAGGTCTTTTAGACCTCTAATTGAGGTCATTTTGATGCCATGTGAATTATACAACTTTTCTATGCTTTCGTGAACCCTGTTACCCGGATTAAAAGTTTCACCGTACTGGTAGCAAAAGAAATCCTCTACAAGCCAAGTAGTTGTATTTATTTCCCTAATTCGTTGTTTACCATTGTTTAATAAACATAATGCTGTTGGCGGGTCTATTTTGACCCCATTTAGACTACAAAATGACCTCAAATTTATTTTAAATATCCCGGCATGGTCACATGATGTTAAAATATAAAACCAAAATAGACGATATTCAATCGGCATATCCAAAAACCAATCTTCGTCCCAAATTTTAGTCGAAAAGAATCTTTTTGCCATTAGTTAGTTTTTCTTCTTTGCAGATACGATACAGTTTGTTCGTTCAAAAACTCCTTTAGTTTGCCGCTAAATTCTTCATCCTTTTCACATAAAATACATAGTTGAGCAATGGGCTTAATAAGTATGTGATTTTTTGAAACAATGTCCAACAGGCTTTCTTGTAGTTGGTTGCCCAATAGGTGATATGTATTATGGCAATATTCACAGTAAGTAACCAGTGCTTCGTCCGGGTAGTCCCACGGTTCTTTATTAAATTCGTAATACTTGTGGTGTACGTGCAACTGATCTTCGGTACTACCGCACGACTGACAAGTGTATTTATCTCTTTCAAGTATAACATACTTTCTTTTAAGCCACTTTGGGCTTTTTAGTTTTTTTTGATAACTCATAGGGTAGAAATAAAAAAGAGGCAATCACCGGTAAGGTGCTGCCTGTTAAGATAATTTTATTTGGGAATTGAGCAGGGAATTGATGCTGTCAATTTCATCCTGTGTGAACTCTATTTTCCCTTTCATCTTCTTTGATAAATCGGATTCGGGGACACGGATGCTAAATGATAACCAGCGTTGGGTTCTCCCATCAAGGGCTTCTTTAACCTGCTCCTGTATTGTCTTTTTTTCTTTTTGTACCATTGTTGATTTCGTTATATGGAAACGAAAGTACAAAACCTTTTCATACTAAACAAAAAAATATTTTGAAAAAAGTTAAGAAAATATTTGGTGGAACGAAAAAAGCGTTTTACGTTTGTCCTGCAATCGGGGGTTAGCCCCGGAAAACTTCAAAATAAAATAAACTATCATGGAACTTAAAATCACTAAAGAGAAAGTATTGGAAGCCGCTTCTAAATGCTCTACTGCAAAAGCTACGTTGGAAACATTATTTCCTGAATGTTTTGTAGATGATAAATATGTGGATTTAATGAAGTGGGCTAAAAATTCTGAAAGTTGGGAATTTGGTAAAAAATCCGAAAATGAACCAACTATCGGTATTGCGTCCGATAAAAGAGACGGGAAAAGGTTTAGATTTATACTTTCAGGATATTTTAATTGGGAATTAGATGGTCAATATTTAATCCCCACTAAAAAGTAACCCACTTAACCTCAAAACACTAAACACATGAAAACAGTAATTAACGGGAAGGAAACGCCGGTGAAAGAAAAAGAATACCCGTGGATTGGGAAATTTATCAACACCGAAGGCAAGGCTATTGTAGTTGGATTTAAAAGCCCTAGAAACGGTACTATTATATACTCAAAGAGTAATGATTGGAATGTTTTTGAAACTAGTAGTATTTGGGACGAAACAAACTTCACCCCCTTCACCGGATCAATCACCCTTTCAAACGACTAACCATGAACTGGATAATTTGGAAGAACTACCCCCAAGATTCAAGTAGGCAAAATCCTGTTTGGGTATATAGCAGCAAGAATAAAACTATTACACTCGGTTACTCAAACGGTTCTAGATATTTTGATATGAACGGGGACGGAATACCATGCTTTATGTGGTGTGAATTAACTAAACCAGAACCTCCTAAAAATTAATAACCATGCAATACACCGTAGTACACTCAAACGACCCTTATTTACTCGCAAGACTGGCAACCGATATAACGCTTAACACTGGTATTAATTGCCGTAGTTCTGTTGACTCAATTTATAATTTGTTTGCAGATGGTTTTGAGTGGATTGGGATTGGTAGTAATTCTTTTAATTTTCATTCCCATAAGTGTATTGGCGAACCAATCCGCCACGAACTCACCTCCCGCAACTACATTAAAGTACTAACCCAAATACTTGAACCATGATATACGAAGATGCTTTACTAATATTAGGTACACTGTTTGTATTATTCCTTGTGGGGAGTGTTATTATGATTTTATGTGGGGATAAAAGGGGTAAAACTTCTAAAGAATATCCCACATATAAACAAACAAAGAGATAGTTTTGGAACAGTATCATAGATAAGCAATCGTCCCGGTGTTTCTACATCGGGAATCTTTAAAAGATTAATTAATAATCGCCGCCTTGCTGCCGTATTATGGCTAAACAACTCTGAATGGCAGGGACACCCCGGAAAGACGGGGAATCTTTAAACACTAAAAACTATTATATGCAGACCCCTTTAGCCGAATTGATTGATTGGATAAATAACCTTGATAACTGGAATTATTCAACACAAAATGACATAATCGCCAAAGCCACCGAACTACTCGAAAAGGAGAGGAGAATTATTGTTGATGCCAACATTGCAGGAATGGAGTTCATACCTGCTGACCCTAATAAATACGAAGATGACGGACAAGATTACTTCACCAAAACCTTCACCGATGAAAGTAAGTAGCCGGAACACCAAAATGACTAATTACGATTGGCTTGTAAAGGAATTAGCTGATTCTGAAAGGCTTTTGGCCGAAACAGGTGAAAATTGGGTGGTTGTTGATGGCTTTGAGGATTATAAGGTTTCTTCTTCCGGTAGGGTTTATTCAATGCCTAAAATGATGTTATTGGGGAATACGTTTAAAAGAAAACTTGGATTGTTTGTTGGGTTTGTAAATTCGCCTAATGGCTATCTTCGTGTTTCTTTAAGAAATTCAGCATATCACAATATGAAGCTATTTACCCACGTTATTGTAGCTAAAGCGTTTATTCCCAACCCTGATAATAAGCCGCAGATAAACCATAAAAACGGCAATAAAAGGGACAATAGAGTTGAGAATTTAGAATGGGTAACAGCACAAGAAAACCTAATACATTCTTATGAAGTTTTAGGAAGAAAACCAAGATCAAAATACAAAAAAATACAATGAGCAAAGTAACAAGCATTTCATACTCACGTAGTTATGAGATAATTTCCCCGATTGGAACTATTTGGGAAAAAATAGGAATAGAATCCGAACTGTCTGAAAATGACATTGTTGAGGAAGAATTAGAGAATTTAAAGGTTGTAGTTGAATCATTCCACCAAAAATCAATTTCAGAGATACCCCCACAAGACACCTTTACCACCGTCCCCGGAACAAAAAAAGATAAGCGGGTTCCCGATTTGGCTGTAAGGGTTAAATACGCAAAAGCCGCTTCCGAAATGGACGAAGAAACCATTGCTAAACTTGAATCTGAAT